TTCCCAAGATTCCTTGAGATTCATCCCTGCGCCTTTCCAAGAAGTGACCTCATCAGCTACTATAAAATATTGACCTGTACCGCGCATCCTTTGAGACGCCTCATAAGACCATAGCTTAAGCTGTACATTATTAGGAAACCAAAACTGACCTGCAGCTTTAGACGCTTTATCTGCAAAGTCTTCCATCCCTAATTGCCAAGCTATCAACGGATAATAAATATCTACTGCTTGGCTGTAAGTGGGGGCAATGAGTGCTACATTTTTATTAGGCACACTCTCATCTAAATTCATCAGTTCTTGTACTGCTATTATTGCGGCGGTAGCTGCAAGATAAGACTTACCAAAGCCACGGCTAGCATTAACTACTGCATAACGACAATTGTCTTCAACAAATAAATCTCTAATAACTTCTGACTGTTTCTCATGTAACTTTATCATACTAAGCCTTTAAGCGACTATAAAATCTACGATTTGACCTGTCGGTGTTCGTAGTTTGTTTGGGTTTGGATTATACGCATATCTCTGATTGACTAACTTTGAATCTTCTACAGGAGTATCAGGGGTAATTCTATTAGGTTCTCTGATTTCTTCCTCGTTATTTCTAGCAGACCTGTCTTTATCTGCTGATTCAAATACAGTATTGACATGAGTATTGAATGGCATACTAGGTAAAGGAAAATGAGACAATAAAGTCATTACTTCTTCCTTCCTAACTTTTTCTTGATCTTCTTGGGCTGTTGAGACGTCTTCTTTCCTTTGGCAAGATCAGCTCGCTTTTTTCTTGTTGTGGCGGCATACTGTGCTTTGGTAAGTTTCTCACGATCCCTTTTAGGCAGATAACGCTCACCAGTAGCATTCTTACCACTGATGCTATTTTTGCCACTTTTAGTACCCCAATCTTGCTTAGTCCACTTAGTCATAGACTTTTGCGCTTTAGTTTTAGAGCCAGTATATTTACCGCCTCGTTCTTTGTATATCTTAGCTGCTAGCTGCATAGCTCTAGCTGAGTGACCACCCATACGAGACACAGCGGTCTTTTTAGCAGCCTCCCAAATCTTTGGATTAGCTCTTCCCATTAGTGTCTCCTTGTATACAAGTCATCCTAATGCCATATCTTTCTTCTGGTAGCATAGCGTGATATAGATTGTCAAACTCTTTAAAGCATTGATACATGTCAGGATATACGCCAACCTTCTTTACTTCAGGTTCGCCATTATATAGCCATATAAATACTAGAGTCCACATTTATTTCTTGCCACCACCCTTTTTCTTATAAGCCATTATTTCTTCCTCATAGCTCTTAATTTAGACATTTTATCTTTTTTAGGTGTCACTGCTTTTTTCTTTTTGGACGGACGACCGACCTTTGAGCCGTAAGTTCCTTTTCCTTGTGGCATGTTTCACTCCTATTAGTTTGTTTTGAGTTATAATTATTACCGTATTATCATCATCATAAAAAGTATAATGATATTTTTTCTTAATATATCTTATACCGTTAGCCATACGAAACCTGCTAAACAGCTTCCTAAGAGAATTAAAAGAAATATACCTGCGCTCCACTCAATTATAGATTGCTTGATTTCCATCTTACGAAATTCATGGTCTTTTTTTTGTTTACGAATCTTTGCTTCAATACTTAGAAGTTCTTCCCAATGTGATGGCCCATAAAGTAAACAAATAAACTCTTTTAATTCTGCACGCATTGAATCTCTTTTCTTTTGTGCAGCAAATATTTCCATGGCTTGAGCTTCAGTACCGCCACCTAATGCTTTATACCAAGGAGGGTTATCGCTTTGTCTCTGAGCAAAGTCTATATCAGCCATAGCTCCAGCCCATTGAGATAATTGTCCACCCATGTCTTGTAAATCTTTGCCTACTTGAATGCCCTTTTTGATAGCGTTAAACGCAGCGGAGGCTCCAGCAATAGCAGTAATTGGATCTATCATAGTATTCCCCTAGCTGTTAATTTTGCTATCAGGGATATATCTGTTATCTAATCTGTCGGTCTTTTTCCATCATAAGCCTAATGGCTTTTATATTTTCATCCATACGTACTAAAGTTAACGCTTGGGTTTGGACTATAGTCTCTAAAGAGTCTAATCGGCCTTCTTGCCTCATTAAATCTCTTGTGTTATTTTCAATAGCATTATCTAAACTAGACACATACCATACAAGAGCTACCGTCTGTAATAAAATAGCTAAAATAAATGTTACAGGTACGCTCTTGGAGAGATGCCATGATTCTTCATCATTCATCTTTATCTTCCTTTTTATTATCAGTAAGTAGTATTGAGATAGGTTTCTTTTCAGTAACTTCTTGCTCAATCTTGTCAGGGATCTTCTTATAGCCATAAGCCATTAAGTTATTTATGAGTGTACCTTGAGTGGCTGTCATCTGAGCATAAGCACCAGAAGTATGTTTGCCAATAGTTTCTAAATAGTCTAGCTTAGTCTGTATATCGTTATATTTCTCAACCATCATTTCAATAGGATCAAAGCCTAATTCTTCAAGCTTTTTTACAGAGGACATAGAGTTAATGTTCTTAGATCCTTTAGGACGTCCAGCACCTTCTCTGCGACCGCCCATCTGAGGTTTAGTCGGATGAGGATTTGCCATAATTTTTTCCTTTATGTGATAGGTAGAGGAGCATTGTCAGGAGGTAAGTTAGGAACAGGTGCGTTCTCAGGGGCTTTCGGAATTTCCATTTTGCTTCTCTTTTCTTTTATAGATTCTTTTTCAATTGAAATTTTTTTTAACGCTTTTAAATAATTAAAAAAATAAATAATTAATTATATGAAAACATTAAAAAGCTGTTAATTAAAGACAGTAAAATAATAACTACATTAAGGATACCAAAGTGATACTTAATAACCCCCCGAAAAGAGGTATAAGAGTACACTCAGTGGGTACTATCGGGGGGCATAAAGAACATCTCTTTTCAAGTACCAATAAGAGAGTCCAAAGTATCACTTCGGTAGAACCTTAGCAAAGTTATTCTTAAACGTCAGGTATTTAAAAACGCTATAAAAGATCCTGCATAGTACATTGCAGCTAACCAAAAAAATCCTTTAATAGTGAAAAATAGTATAGCTAACCAGCCAATTTTTTTAATAAAAGATAATTTATTTGTCATTACTATTATTCATTACAAACTCATAAAGAGTTTCAGCATTCTTTTTTATTTCATTAGGAGTGTACATAACAGGCACATATTTATCCCAAGCTTTAAGAGCTTCTTCAGTATTATCTTTGTAAAGCTCCATAGCTTTTTCTGCCATAATCATGTTAGAACTATAAGTCTGATCCATCATGTCCTTTGCCATAGAAAGAACGTCATAACGAATTTGATAAGGGTTTTTAGTATATTTTTCCATAATATTTTCCTTTGTGTGTTGTGTGATAAAAAAAAAAAAATAGGGGAGATCCCCTCAAAGTATCCTTCATAATCCAGTTAAGGACAACGAAAGATACTTTGAGGGGATCTCTAGTTTTTTATGTTTAGGTTTAATCTTTTTCTTTTTGTTAGGAATTGTTTTAGGCCTGAACTTAGGCGTCATTAATGCTTTAGCAACAGGATTTACAATACGTTTAACTTTCATTGTTAATTTCCTTTAATAAAAATAGTCATCATTAGGGGGATAAAGGTCATCCCACTCTTGTTGTTCATAGTTGTCATTTTCTTCAAACTCATCTTCTTTTTCAACAGGTTGAGTAGTATCAACTAAAACTGGTTTAAAAATATAAGTTTTTACTAGATAGCCTAGATTACTTAATCTTTCTACTTCTTCTTGTGCAGATTGAAAACATTCATAGTTACAACTTTCCTGATAAGTAGTATTAGGGTCTTCTTCACACAATGCAAAGACTGAGTAAGTGCATTTAGGTTCAAACATTATTATTCCTTTATAGTGGCGATCTCTGCAGGATTCGAACCTGCGACCTAGTGCTTAGAAGGCACTTGCTCTATCCAGCTGAGCTAAGAGATCGTTTTAAGAATTGGCAGGGGTAGTAGGAATTGAACCCACTCTAAAAGATTTGGAATCTCTTGTGCTACCGTAACACTTTACCCCTGCATAGTAAAGTTACATAGGTGCAATTTGGGCTATAGCAAGACCAATAATAACTCCTACTACAAGTACCTTTTTATTAGCCATAATTGCTAACTTTAAATTTTTCATCATTTCCATTTCATTTCCTCTCTTAATGGGCTACATAACCCTTTTCACCATTAACCATACCACTGTAATATTTATACTGATTATTCCATTCGAGGGGGTAAAAAGTATCATTATCGTAAGTCTTGACGTAATGAAATTGATTGTTAGGATGCCAAACAGCCCTAACAGGGATCATTTCTTTAGTTTGATCATAAGGTATAAAATGTTCTGTCATATTTCCTCTACTATTACTATTTCCACATTATAAGGATTTGGACGATCTTTAACATTATCAAAACAATCCTTAGAGACTAGTATTACATCTACTCTGGGTGTTTCAATAAATCCTGATTCTGAACAGATTTCCCACCTGTACATAGAAAAACTTCTTTGTCCGTAGTACCTATTAGCATTATCTAATCTTGATCGATTACTGTCGGTAACAAAAAAACATTTTTCTGGATCTTCCCACAGATAATTAATAATCTCATACGCATATTTGTCCATACCGTATATACCAATTTCTGCAATATCTTTATATTTTTTGAGGAAGTCTTCTCTAGCAGTTTTAGGGCTATGCTTTAGTTTTATTTTAGGAGTCATTTTAACTCCAGGCTTTCTGCCTCTTTTCTTTTTAACGACTTCTTCAGTCATCATTAAACTCTTCCTCTAAATCTACGGCTGTACCAACTAACTTAATAACTACTGGTACTGTTTTCATTGTAAAGTCATCTGTAATTAGGTTTAACCATTTTTCTCTATTAGTTTTTGTAATTTCATCTAAATTTTTGTACACATAAGGTACTTTCTTTTTATCTAAAAAGGACTTAGCTCTATCACACCATATACAATTATTTTTACCTATGATATAATACATTAATTATCCTCTTCATCTAATACCTTTAAAGTTAAAGTAACTGCGTCTGTAAAAATTCTTTTAAATATTTCATCGAAAGTATCACTTGTATTAAAATCAAATCCATCTTTTATATAGTCTTGATACATTTCGTCTATCATCTCATACATCTCATCATTCATAATAGTTTATCTGGTCCTCTACGAGTTTTTTCACCACGTTTCTTAATATCTTCTTCTCTCCAAATCAAATTATTAATTTGTGATCTGCTAATTCCAATATCCAATAATTCTCTATCAGATAATTGGTTTAATTCTTTTATAACATTACGATGAGATCTCCATCGAATAATATATTTCCAAAATCTAATCATTATATTGATACTCCTTTATTAGTCATTTGTACACATTTAGAAATGACAAATGAATTCTTTGTAGGTTTTTGTTTTTCTAAAGATTCGTTTATAATTTTTTCAGATGTTTTACAAGTATTTAAATCTGGATAAATTACTTGATTAGAAGAAATTTTAAATGTTTGAGAATCTAAAAATAACATAAATATTATTATATACATTAATTTTCACTTTCGCTTTTTATTTTAAAAGCGGCAGAAACGAGAGCATCAATCATAATGTCGGCAGATAAATCTCCTGTAGATGATATATTAACGGATTTATCTTCTGTAATTTCTATTACAATAGCACCGTAAGTAAAAACCTCTTCACAAGAATCTAATACAAAGGAATGTGCATCAAAATATTTTTCCTCAAAATCTTCTTCCTTTTTTTGTTGAAGTTTTTTATTTATATCAATTACGTTGGTCATTACAAAGGAAGCCAATTTAAATAATTTAATACATAAAGACCTACCCAAGTAATACATACGCTTGCAATAGTAAACCCTATTGCTGAGCCTAATAGTCTACCTAAAGATTCTAATAAAGTTTTAGGTTGATCCGACATGAGACATTCCTTTGTTTCTACGCTTGTGTTTATTCATTGATGATGTTTTTAAGTTTTTATTACCTATCGATGTTTTCTTAGGTTTACTAAACTTTATTTTTTTAAAGCCTATCACTTTCGCCATAAATCTTTTCCCATTCTTTAGGGGTAATACCCGACATTATAAATTCACGTTCTTCAGCAGGTAAATGCGGAAAAACATCTTGTATTAGTTCTCCGTTACGATGTCTTTGCAATTGTTCTTCAGTAACATCTAATTGCATAGTATTATACTCGCCTGATAATATAGATTTTCTTTGAACAGCTATCATTTATTACTCCTTAATAATTCTAAACAAGCAATTGCCTCATTAGGATTTTCTATTATAATACGTGCTCTTTCCAGTTCTTTTTCACATACATTTATATTACCGTAAGTGCCTAAATGGTAATAATTAATACCACCACCATCATTAACTACTAACTGTAACCATACTAAAGCCCACATTAATCTTTCCCTATATTTTTTGGTTCATATACTGCACCATTGTATTGACTACCTGTCTTTTTATCAGCACCAAAATCAAAAAAAGCTAATATAACTAATATTGCCATAATCCAATAAAATGAAACTTTACTCCATTTAATAAAACCTTCAAACGTTTTCTTTGCTTCTACTTCTGCTAATTCTCTCGGACTACTCATTTGTTACTCCTTATTGTTCTTTAACGTCAAGTATTGCTTTCCCTTGTCTACTAGTCTTTCTATGTTTAAAAAAAGTAATAGTATTTAGACTTGTGTTAATGGTGACCATTAATAACAGCCACCATTGCCACCAAACTAAACCGCCAATATCTAGCATAGTTTATTACATACATAAATCTTCGTATTTACCAGTATAAATACGATGTTTGCTTCTATCTTGGTTATCATAAATATTTTTCCACCATTTTAAATAAGCTATCATATCTCACAACCTCCTGCACCACAAGCTAATGTTTGAGCACCTTCTGTATTGTCCTCTAATTCATAATTAGGAAGTAACGAATAATCTACTAAAGGCATAGCTTTAACGGCTTTAATCCAATCTTGCTCAGAACAAGCAGTATAAGGTGCTTGCTGATAAGTATGTTCTGAATAAGGCAAGAAACTAATACCTGTTATTTGATCAAAGTGTTTATATACCCAATCACCAACTTGCATCCACTCGTCTTCTTTAACATAAATAGTTACTGACACAGAATGCTCTGACCAATTTTCTTGAAATTTAAGCCAATTTTCAAGTTGTTGTATAGCTGTTTGTTCGTTAGCTAATGTAGCACCTGATGGTGACTTTACTGGAAAATAGAACACCGTTGTCTTTAAAGGATTCATTAAATCAGCTTCATTGGGTACACCTTGATCTTTTAACATTTCAGTTAATGGATCATTGTTAGATTGTCTTACTGCCCTAATATAATAAGGTGAAAATCTACCATGTATACCACTGCTGCTATCTACTAGCTGTGAAACTGTACCGCTTGGTTTAACTGTTGTTATTGCTGTAGAAGGCTTTATTCCAAGTTTCTCAGCATATTCTTTATTTGTATCTACTGCAACTTGCTTTAATCTACGTAGCATTGCAGGATCTGGGTTTCTTAGTACTCTACAATCTTGAATACCTGTTAAAGAAACTCCTAATAATCTCTCATCTTCACAATTTCTTTGCCATACTTTTCGTACATATTTAAAATCAGTTAACATTGACTGCAATGTACCTAATATAGTGGCAACTTTAATTTTATCTGCAAGATCTTCTTCTGTATCGTTTTCTCTACAGATTACTTCTGATAAATTACATAATTGATTTGACCGTAAAAGTATCTCAGCACAAGGATTAGAGCCTTCAATTAAAGAAGATTCTCTACGCCCTTTATTGTTTTGTTTTTGAGCACCATAGCGGCTAAATATACCTCGTTCACCTGACCCTGATTTCATTAAAGAAACCCATTCTTCCATAAACACATTCATAGAAGGTTTTTGGTCATATACTGCAGAGTTATTAGCTAACGCTCGTTGTTCTTCTGTTTCCCACCAACGACCAGATTTAGAATCTCTAATTTCAGGATCTCCAAGGTCTGACATTGAAATAAGTGCTGAACGCCTAACACCCCCTACTACAACTATTTCTGCTATTTTACAAACGATATCGTGTACTTCAATTGGACGTAATTTTCGTCCTGCTGCAGTCTTAAATGTTTTAGTTACAAAGTTAAAAAGATCCACAAGTGGTTGCGGACCAGAAGCGCGTCCACCCATAGTTTTAAGTCGTGCGCCCTCTGGACGTACTTTACTATAATCCCATTCATGTATATTTCCTAAATATAAATCTGCTATTAGTTTTCTCAAAGCTTTAGCCCAACCTTCAGCAGAGTCTTCTACTTGAATAACTCTTTCAGTTTTAACAAAAGCATCATTAATTATAGGAAGTTTATTGACGTATTTAGCTTCGGCACTAAAACCAACACCAGTACCTGCCATTAATATGAAAAGTATTTCATCAAATGCTCTTGGATGGTTTATAGCTGCAAAACTACAATTATAACCTCTAAAATGATTTTGTGCTAATGCTTTACCTGCTGACCACATAGATCTCATTGAAGGCATTACTTCGTGATTATACACTGAGTTTTTTATATTATTAAATTCGTCTTTAGTTAAAGTATTATCTCCAACTTGCTCTTGCCAAAAACCAATAAGTCGATCTACTGTTTCATCCCACGTTTCACGACGATTCCAATCATCTAGATAACGTGAATAACGAGACAGATGGATAAAGCTTTGGTATGGGTCCATGTTATTTTCCCTTCATAATAAATGGTAGTTCAATTATTCTTCGTTTTGTTTTTTTAATTCATCTTGAAGTTCTTCAAGCATTGTTTCTTTTTTAAATCTTTTATCTAAATCAATACCCCAAGTATTAATAGCATATTCATCTAATTCATTTTTATCCATATCTTCTAAATTAATTTCAGAAGTCATAGTAACTGTATCATCATCAATGGATATATTAATTTCTTCACCTTCAGAGTGATCTCCACACCACATACTATGTAGTATTTTTAATTCATTAGATGTAAATATTTTCTTAGTATTAGCATTGTTTATATACTTGTGGAAAGCCTCATTAGTATATCCTTTGGCTTTTAGCCTGTCGAATTCTGCCTTCAATGTAGCATCCTTTCATTTTTGTTAGCAATATTAAAGAAGGTGTCAGCATAATAATAAAGAGAGTCAAATGTATCATCATCTTCTTCATTTAAATCATCTGCCATACCTTGTAAATATTTTTGTATATTTGGATTAAGTTGAGAAATGTCAGCCCCTGAGTCTAGAAGCTGACATATTATTGAGAGTTGAACTAAGTGTTGTTCATCCATTTTAAATTGTGATTTCATCTTGTTTTTCGAATTCATCAGATCCCTTTTTTAATCTTCCTGCTTCAAAGTTATAATAGAGGGTTCCAGATGGACCAGTTAATCCTGTATATCGACACTTAAGAACTTTTGTTTTAATAGTGTTACGTTCTTCTTCCCTATCTGATCCAACATCTCTCGCAAATGCGATAATATCCATAGAGATTTGTTTAATAGAACCTGAACCTCGAATATCATCCATTGAGGGTAATTTGCCTTCTTCGAAGCTTCTACCTTTATTATCTGTTTTACGAAGATGACTAATAAGGCCAATCCATACATCATGTTTTTTAACTAATCTTAACAAGTCATTCATAATCTTATCTATTGCTTCATTTCCAGTTAGTCCTTCGGTTCCTTCTGAAGCCAAAATAGTAATGTGATCAACGAACAAGTACTTACAACCGCTAAGGCACATGTACTCCAGAAAATCCATGATAGATCCATCTGAGATTGAGCCTTGATGATCAAGTACCATAACCCTATTATCCCCGAAAATTGAATCAAAACCAACCTTAAGTTCCTCGATAGGTATTTCTTCATTAGCGGGGTTTCTTGAAATAGCCATTCCTGCCATTTTTCTGGCAGTTTCAGCTGGAGACTCTTCAAGCGAAATAATGCCAATTTTATCTTTTGTATTTTCAAGAAGATGTACTGCAATTTCACGAAGGAGTGTAGATTTCCCACTCCCTGTTCCCGAAGTCCATAAGGTAATTTCGCCAAAACGCATTCCTTTTAGTTTATCATTTAACCCATCCATAAAAGGTGGATAAGGTACTGATTCTATTTCGTTATATTTTTCTAATTGATCCCACAATTGATCTTTAGTAAGAATACCTGCAGGTGTATATTCTGTTGCATTATAAATACATTTTAAGACTTCGTCAGGCGATCTAATCCACAAGTCACTAGCATCTTTTTCTTCGGATGTGACTATTTTTATTTTGTCATAACCAATAATACGCGCTGCTTCTTTTGTGGCAATTTGACCTGCCTCGTCTTTATCAAACCATAATATTATTTCATTAAAGTTTCTTAAATAGTCTCTGCATTCAATTAAATCTTTTACCGAACTAGCACTTCTTAAGCTTACAACAGGATAAAAGGTCTTATATTTTTTATACCATGCAGATTGAACTGCCATAGCATCTAATTCGCCTTCTGTTATAACTATTCTTTTTCCTGATGAATATAATTGCTGTCCAAAGATTCCACCGTTAATTTTTCCAATAGAGGTAAAGTCTTTGGGTAATTTTCTGACCTTGTATCCGACAAGTTGTGTGCCAGAGTAGTAAGGGTAATAATGACTATCAATATTACCGTCAAGATCGTAAGAAATTTTGACACCATAATGCTTAGCCACCTCTTTATATATGTTGCGCTCTTTGAAACCACGAGTAGAATAATCATTTTCTACTTCTTGCAGTTTATTAAAATTATATTTATTCCAGTCTGTATTATCTGGCATTATTGTACCCTCTTTTGGGGCTAAAAAATTCTGTCTACATGAAAAACAAAAAGCAGATTTATCTTCGTATATTTGTTTAGCATCACTGCTTCCACATTTCTCACAAGGTTGATTACGGCTTATTATTCTTCCCATTATCATCTTCCATTGTTAACTCAGCTATAAACTTACTTGATTCTTGAAAAAACAAATAAAAAATAACAGCAATAATAGGGTCAAAAGCTTTATAACCTAGTGCATAGTCAAATAATCCTAATAATAAGGAAAACATTGCGGCTAGCCACATTGCTGGAGCTATCGGAGAAACTTTCATTTAATACCTCTTTTTTATCTTGCTGACATAATCTATTGTTCTTTTTGTAGGGTATTCATTAGGTCTAAATCTAATGGCTGCAATTTGTTGATTATAATATCTAGCTTTTCCTGTGCTCTCTTGTTTATAATCTATCATACAACCTGTTG